TGCTTCGCGACTGCCGTAGAATTCAATCCAGGGCTTACGTCGATCGGCTTTGAGAAAATATGGATCATGTAGACGTTGGTCCAACATGACCAACAGTCGGGGTGTGAGTTTGTCTGGATTGATGTCGAAGTGATAACTCTCTACACCCAACTGCTTCATGGTTGCATAACCTTCTGCTGTCAATCGTAGCCCTGAACCATCCCTAATGTTTTGCCACCACTCACGCATGGCTGTGTTGATACCAGGACGGTCATCAGGTTTGAGTTGTGCAATTACGGCCTGAGTGATGGCAAGTTTATCTCGCATTGGGATAAATCTTATCCCCACTCTTGAGTAACACCACAGTGAACTTGTCAGTCTTGAACTGTAGGTTGAGTTTGCGAGCCAGGTTAATGGCATGACCACTGTTGCTGAAACTGACCTTTTTGTACTTGGGGCCAGGATACTGAGTCAACAGGTTGGCAGTTTTGAGATTGATAGGTTGGTTGTCAAAGAACACCGCCCAGATGCCTTCGGCCGCGAGTACCTGTTCCGTCTTGTAGGTCTGCTTGTTTGTGTGCTCAATCAACACTTGTGGCTTGGGTCTGCTCATTCATTAAACTCCTACATTTATTTATCTCAAAATATACGTAGTTTTAGAAGTCTTTGCCAGCCACTTCCACAGTGATCACTGACTCTTGTTGTAGTGCCTGAACTTTTGACTGTAAGTCTGTAACAATCAACAACAATTTGGTTATATCGGCATGCAAATCTTTGGCATCTCGCATGGGGCACATGAAGTCCTTGGCATTGCGACTTTCATGTGCTTTGATGTTGTCTATGAATCGGTTTATGTGTAGACTCATTGTCGTTTCAAGAAAGGTTTCAGGTTGGGCGGTTCCCAACCCAGTGGCTTTAATACCTTGCCGTCTTCACGCTTGCGAACTTTACCAGTTTCGTGATCGATCTTGGCAAAGTTGGTCTTCATGACTTCCTTCCATGCACCTTCTGCATCAAAGCCTGCTGAGTGTATGGCACCAATGGTCACTACCAAGATATCAATTAGTGCATCCAGTGCTTCTACATCGTCATTGGCGGCCAATGCGGCTAGTAGTTCTTTGTGTTCTTCTTCAATGAGATTGCAGTACATGTCAAAGAGAGCACCAGGTGGCCCATCAACTGATTGGTCACAGGCCCGCATAAATTTCTCCTGATCACGGAAGGGGTTCATTTTTCGCCTCGTCTTCGGTATAGAAAGGACCTTGGTAGTCATAACGCTCCAAGGTAATAAGTTTAGGACTCTGTGCTACTGCCCAGGTCTTGCGTTGACGCACTTGATACCAACCTGCCGCAAACCAAGATTTTGATTTGCGTTTCTTGGTAAACAAAGGTAAGCCTTGTTGTACGTCCCAAACAGGATTATACACTCGACTGCCTGATGGATAGCCTTGCACTTGATAACTGGCCGGCTCCTTATTGGGCCGGTTGCCAATGGCTTCAAACTCAATATTGGCTCGTTGTTGAATCATGTTGATGGTCTTGAAACTAGTGACCTTGTTGTCAATTTTGACAGCAAAGCCATCGTCAGTGGCTTCTATATTGCCGACCTTGCGATTGTCCTGTTTTAGTATCCAGAATTGATTATCAACTACTGGTTTGGCTATGATGTTCATTTAAGTGTCCTCTGTAAGTTTCGTTGAGCCAGCGAGCATATTGTTCTGCTGACTCTGAAAGTTTGTTCAACTCGTACTTGCCACAAAATTTCATAAATCTGACTCCTACCTGTCCCACATCCTTGTGACTGATGTTTTCATGTATGGCCATGTCTACCTTGTGTTTGATTTCAGCGGGTTGTGCAGTAAGATCAACTAAGGTACAGTTACGTTCGTAATCGTCTTTCACACGATGTTCAGCACCATTATGATCAGTCCAGCGTTGCAACATTAGATTGTTCCAGTGGTACCCTTTATTACCGCGATCCGCGTAGGCTTCACGGAGACCAACTTTATTCTTTGTGCCTTTCTCACGTACTCCCGGATATGCACTAAACACATTGTCGGAGGAGTCCCCACGCATACACTTCTCAAATAGCAACCAGTCTGGATCTGGGACCGTTTTTGGCTGTTTAGTTTTTTTATCAATGACCTGTCGACCTTTAGCATCAAAGATTCCTTCCAAGGTGTGAAGTTCGTCAGTTATACCATTGTATTGGCTGACATTAGGAGCAAGCAATTGTATGAAGTCTGTGTCTGAACTTATAATGTAATGTTCATCTAGTGGGTGCAATGCAATCCAGCGAGCAATCACATCATCTGCTTCAGCCTCTGGGTGACGTATCACGCTACAGTTTGTGTTGTCACTCAAGTATTTAGTCAGACTATCAAACGTCTCCCAGAACAACTGATCTTCTTCTTTTTCAGTTTCTGTAAGTGCGGCACGGGCTACAGCACGATTCTTCTTGTAAGGTTCGTAGTAGTCCTTACGCCATGAGCGCCCCTCTAGTGCAAACACCACGTGATCTGCTTCAAATTTGCGGTGCACCTTGTTGATACTGCTCATTACAATGTGTAGAGCATAGCCTACTTTTTCCCAGGGATCTGCGGCACGGAAAGCCGAATGACGGGCACGAAAAAATGTGTTAGCAGTATCAATCAGCAAGTATCGCATGTTTAAACCAAGTTATTGTGTTTGATGTAGTTTAGCACATGTTCGGCCCAAAAGCAATGGGCAGCCTCACCAAAATGATAGGAATCTGGGCGCACCGTACTAAAACCACTGTTTCTTAATACTTTATTATAGGTATTTTCTGGATCATATGGTGCCATATAGTTCACCCCCCAGTCGTGAGGATTTTTTACACCTGAGAAATCCGAATTACCATTAAAGAACACATGCCGAACATGATTGAGTTTGAGTTCGAGATGAAATTGCCAAATTTCACTGTGTGCGTGTTGTCTAATTTCGGGCCAATTTACTTCAGATATAAATCGTCTATACCGATCTTGTAAATCAACAGGCACGTCATCCACACCACTGGCGTTGACTTGATACCAAGTATTATCATGCAACCATTCTTGACGTTCCCAAGTGGACCATTGTATGACAACCAAGGTGTCTTTGAGACTGTCTTGTTGTTGTAGCCAGGCTCTTGTGGTACGCATGATCCGAGCATTACTAGAGGCACTTTCTGCATCACAGTGCAAGATGGCTCTGAGATGATTGGCTAACTCGCAGCCCCAACTCACACGTTCGTTGTCCGGGTGTGGTCTACGTCCAAGTCCATAGTATAAACCATCATCTTCAGCAAAGGCATAGGAGTTCACCGCTTCGGCTGCCGCAGTATGGCTGTCACCATTAACGTATAAAATCATAAATTTTATTATATAAGAAATCAGCAAACTTTCTATGACCATCATCTAACAAATGCTTTGTTGATGTAGTTTGTACTTTATTTTCTTCTGCCCAAATATCTATATTAAAATTGTGTATATCGGCCACACAAGAATCCTGTTGTATATGTTGATACATTTTTAAATTGTTAACGCTATTCCAGTCTAGGTTTCTAAAATCTTTATTGTTGGCGGCCGAAAACAAAAAATATGGAAGATTTAAAGATTTTAATGTCTGGGTCAACATGAACAATTTTGTATAGAAATTGATCATTTGTTTGTTGATGTTTTGATCAATTATTAGATGCATAGTAGACTCATCTAAATCTTTATCTTGTAACCAATGAGTAGAAATAAATTTTGAACCTGGGTAATCTTTTATTCTGTCAGAATACTTTGATACATCCTTTATCCAGGTTTCTTCTCGGGGAACAAAACTAAATCCAATAATTATCAACGGTTTCTGATCACTCGAAAGTCCAGCACAATATTCTAATGTGGTTCGGAATATTCTATCATTCGAACTGCCTCTCATAGCAAAATTTGTTACAGGAATATTGACTAGGTCACCAAGATATTTGCTATAAGGTATAGATCCATTGTTGGCGGCAGAATAACTATCACCATTGATAAAAATTTCTGAGATCACGAGACCTCTGTGCGTCCGCCACCAAGATCGGTTGATCGAACATAAATGCCTGAGTGCTTCATGGCTTCTTCTTGTTCCCAAGTTTCCATAACTACATGTCGACACACATTCTGGAACCAACGGTCCACTATCTCTGCATCTGTGTCTTCTTTTTTAAGTTGGTAACCTGCACGGATAAGATTAGAAATGAACTTGTCATTCCAGTCTAGTTCAAATGCGCCTTGGTGCAAGTTTTCAGGATCAATATCCATGCTCAAGATTGCTACCCAAGGTTCGCCACGTTCAGTAGCCAGTTGCTTTTCGGTCTTGACAGGTTCCTTAGGCTTGGGTTCGGCCTTGACTTTTGGTGCTGGCTCGGGCTTTTTCTTAAACCAATCAAATATTGCCATCAGGTTCCCCATTCGTTTTTAAAGAGTGGCACTTGTAGTCGATCACTGTACCGCCAGCCTTTTCGCATTGCCATTTCTGCCACTGCACGATTGTTAAGGGTATACACCCGCTCAACACCACCAACAGGCATAACATAAACAGGACCTGTAAAGCCTGCTGTACGATACTCCAACACTGCTTGTTCTGCATCTGTCAAATCCTGTTCTGTTGCTACCACCAGTTTCAAATATGTATAACCAACTTGTTCGTACTCACATACCACATCTGGACATATGGCTTCCGTCCACTTTTCGCCCGAGCCAGGAAGTTTGGCACTGACACTGAATGTAATTTCACGTTGGGCTCGCCATCTCTGGAGATATTCTTTGAACTCTGAAGTTAATTTTTGAGTACCATTAGTTTCAAATGTGATTTCTTTAAGACGATGCATACTGGGGTGATCCAACAAGTCTGGATAAGCACGTTGCCAACCCAGTAGCGGTTCACCACCCGTGATTACAAGATGCTCGTCTTCCCAACGATGGTGTGGCAATATTTGCATAATGCGATCAACAATAGCATTACTTTCTAACATGGGGCTCAAGTCTTTGAATCGTGGATCCCATGACGCATAACTGTCACAACCAGTTGACACCAAGGGCAGTTCGTTGTAGTCTTGGAACTCAATCATGCGTTCGGCAATAACATCACGCTCCGCACTCATCTCACCACGCGGCATACCAAAGCCACCACAAGTGAAGTTGCACCCAAATGTTCTCAAGAACACTGACGGCACTCCCATGTATCTGCCCTCGCCTTGAATGCTATAAAATAATTCTGCTATTTTAAGTTTACTCATAAATTAATTTTTCCAAATAGTACGATGTGGTTGCACTTCTTCAACGCTCAATGGTTGGTCTGCATAAAAATAACAATTGAAACTGATACGAGTAAACTCGGAACTGTTCCGTGAAATACCATGCGGTGTGCTCTTAGAAGTTAAAAAAACTACACATCGATTGAACACAGGTTTTACACTGGCTTCTACAGTGCTTGAATCTACATCCAATAGATGTAAGTATCCGCCGTCATTGTCGCTGTAGTTATAGTTGGCATAAAAAATTGCATTCAGCACACGGTATCGATTTAATTCTTCTGAAAAATTGAAATCTACATGATATCTTAAAAAACTATTTGGCGGTGATATAGTAAGGCCTGCGTGATCAAATGTTGGGTCTGCATAGACAGGTGCTTGGTAATTGAACTTATCTGCCAGCATTCTAGCAACTTTGTCAGATCCAAATACTTCGGCAATCTGTTTTTGTGGTTCACTAACAAAGATATCACCAAACGTTTTCTTTGCACCATTAATATCATCCATGAGATATTTTTCTTTAGCACCGTTGGCATCAACAACCTCTTGGTAAAAAGTTTCAGGATTGTCAATGTGTAAAAAATTATCTATTATCATGTGAGGAAATGGCGTATCAACAATCTGAGCACTTTGAATTTTATCTTTTACGTGGTTAAACCAATTCATATTTTCTTTGCTTTGATCAACAAATGCCAACCTAAATATTCTTTCACAGCCTCACGCATTTCTTCAGACATGGCGTCGAACCAAGGTTCTAGTTCATAGATACCTTGACGGTACTTGGGTACATTATACATGAAACAATGTGCTTGTCTAATCCTTAGGACCTCAAATTTGCCATTTAACAGATTGTA